AAAAAATTCAAACTGAAGACATTTCTGAAAACCTTTGTTTATTAGATAAAAATAAAAAAATTATAAAAAGTGAAATTTATCAATACAATAGACTTAGGGATAACCACGAAGAGATATATGTCAGCCCTGTTCTTGGAGGTGCTGGGGGTAAAAAAGGATCTTTTTTACAAATAGCTATTGGGATTGCGTTAATTGCAGCTCCTTTTGCTTTTCCAGGTTTAGCTGCAACTCAGTTTTTAGGAACTACACTAGGAAAACTAGCGTTTTCTACTGGATTAAACATGGTATTGAGCGGAGTTATGGGATTATTTACAAAAACACCTAAACCTCCTGAGAAACAAACCCCGGATGTTCAAGAAAGAGTGGATAATAATTTATTTAACGGATTAACAAACACTACTTCTAGTAATAATAATGTGCCTATAATTTATGGGCAGGTGCGCTCTGCAGGACAATTAGTGAGCGGGTATGTAAAAACCACTAATCATGGAAAAGGGGATCTGATTAAAGTATCAGAACAATTTGCAGCATGATTACTTTAGTTATACACCAAAATGCCACAAAATATTTTAAAGATGAAAAAGAATTAAAAGTAGAAGTAAAAGACTATTATTCTTTAATGAGCTTTTTAGTAAATTCTTTTCCAAAATTTGCAGAGTTTGTTAAACAAAACAAAAATAAGTTAACTACAGATTTTTTTATCTTAAACGAAAACAAAAAAAGAGTAGATTTGGCAGACGTAGAAGCTAATAAAAAACTAAACGATGAAGTTTACTACTTAGTTCCTTCTGTTGTAGGTGGTGGAGGAAAAGGTGGCGGAATTGCAATGGTAGTCGTAGGTATCGCTCTTATTGCTGTGGCATTCTATATGGCTCCTGCCATAGTAGGAGCTATGGGGCCTACAATGGGAATGGGAACAACAGCTTTTACGGTAGGTAGTATGGGTGTTAGTTTTTCACAAATAGCCATGTTTGGTGCAAAACTTGCGCTACAAGGAATAATGGCAATGGTGCAGACTGGGCCTAAAAGTAACTCTAATAATAGAACTTTTACAGACGACGGTTCTAGGACAGAAAATAATTTATTCACTGGATTAACAAACACAGTTAACTCAGGAGTTCCTGTAGGAATGAGATATGGCATGACAAGAATAGGTGGACATTTAGTGTCTGGATATATTAAAACATTTAATCACGGAAAAAATGATTTAATCAAAGTTTCGGAGCAATTTGCAGCATGAGCGTTTATAAAAAATATGTTAATGTACAGGGAGGTCAAACTCCTTTTATTTCAGGAAGCAAGGGCGGTGGCTGTTTTCCTGCAGGTTCCTTAGTCTCTACGACTAGGGGCGAAATTCCTATTGAAGACATAAAAATTAATGATAAAGTATATTGTTTTGACGAGAATGATAAGCGTTGGGTATCTTTTGTAGAAAAGACTTGGGAGCATGTTCCTTCTGAAACTGTGGGTTATATATTAACTATTACCCACGAAAAAGGTGTATTGAGAGTTACAGATAACCATTATTTATTTTGGAAAGACAACGATTATCGCGAAGCAAAAGAGTTTAAGGTTGGAGAATATTTAACTTTAGAAGATAATGATCTTAGTAAGATTTTATCAATTGAGAGTGAAGACTATTTGAATGAAACAGTATATAATTTAACAGTTAATACTTATCACAACTACATTTGTCAAGGAATCAGACTATCCAACAAAGGTGGTGGTGGAAAAGGCGGAGGCGGAGCGGCCCCCGCTGCTCGTGAAGATCCAAACACTTTGTTTTCTACTGATATTTTGTTTTTAACTGTTGCGTTAGGTGAGGGACCTATTTATAGAATTAATCCTAATGGTCCTCAAGATATAGAAATTAATGAAGGAGTTGCAGATGACTTAATTAATATTGAAGGTGATGGGACAGAGAATAATGAAGTATTTAAAACTTTAACAACTACAGGAACATTAACTCAGGGTGCTATGGATGTTTTTGGTGCTGAAACAGTTACTCCTCAAAATTTAAATAATGCTGTTGGACTAAAAAATGGTAATGTTGAAGGCGTTCCAAAATCTTCAGTCACACTACAAAGTACTAGTGCAAAAGATTGGGATGCTTTACGCTTTAATTTTGTTATTCAAGGTTTACAAAAATCTGATGCACAAGGTAATGTGTCTGGCACTAGTGTAAGCATAAAAATTACTGTTTTTGATAACACAGGAACTACTGAGATTGCTACAGACGAACATACTGTTAGTGGTAAAACAAATACTAGATTTAAATTTCAAAGAGACATTGTAATACCTGAAGAAAATAAAAATGTAGCTGGATATAAATTTACAGTAGAGAAAACCTCGGGGGATAGCGATTCTAATAGGGTCGCAGATAATATTACATTTGTTGGTTGGGATGAGATTGAATATGATGACATGGCGTATCCTAGAACAGCGTTAATTGGGTATGCAATTAAATCTTTTAATGAGCACGAAGGAAGAGTCCCAACATTCAGCTCTTTAATCAAAGGCTTACTAGTGAAAGTTCCTACTAATTATAATCAGCCTATTTTACCTGGCGGAGAAATTGATTGGAGACAGCTTGAAGTTCCTGAAACAGGTTCTATTTCTATAGACGGTGAAGCCACTCAAATAGGATACACACAGCAAGGATATCAATTACAAACCGATTCAAGTGACGCCCAGAAAAAAATAAGTTCTTTCACTTTAACAAATGCTGGTACTTGTTATACTTCTGCGCCTTCAGTTAGCATAAGTGGGGGTGGAGGAAGCGGTGCAACAGCAGTTGCTACTATTGAAACAGGAAAAATAACTGAGTTTTTACTAGGAGCTGGTTCAGGGTATACCTCGGTTCCTACCGTTACTATCGCCGCCCCCTCTGCAGAAACATTTAATGGTGCCACTGCGGTAGAAGAAGATGGCACTGATGATAAAATTAGTGTATCTGCTAATTTTTATGCTGCTGTCGCTACTGGAGATCAAGTCACTTATGCAAACGGTGGAGGAACTAGTGTTGTTGGGCTAACCACTGCAACCTCTTACTTTATTATTAAAGATGGCACAGCGAATAGAATTAAATTAGCCGTTTCAGCACAAGCAGCAACTGATGGCACTGCAATTGCTATTGCTGACGGGTCAGGTGCTAGCCATACCTTAACGGGGGTTACTGCTACAGCAACAGCTGTTTTAACTACAGAACAATTTAATGCTAACCCAGTTATCTATGAAGGTGTGTGGGATGGCACGTTTACGTATTCATGGACACAAAACCCTGTTTGGATAATATATGATATATTAACCAATGACACTTATGGTTTAGGAATTGCTGAAGAAAATATAGACAAGTTTATGTTCTATAAAGTAGCACAATATTGTGATTGTTGTGATGCCACTACTGGAACATTTACGGGAGTGGATGGTTTTGGGGACGGAACTTTTAGACACAAACCTAGAAATTTATTTTCAACAGTTAAAGAAACTCTTGTTGGTCTTCCTAGAGGGGTTCAGGTTAAAGAAAGAAGATTTATTACTGACTTGAGTATTCAAGAAGATGTTCAAGTAATGGACACAATTAATAAAATTACTTCAACATTTAGAGGTCTTTTGTATTACTCTGGAGGTAAAGTAACTTTAAACGTTGATATGCCAGATGATATTCCTGTAGCCGTTTTTAATGATGCTAATATTAAAAAAGATACATTAAAGTTTTCTGGTACGAAAGAAAGCGATATTATAACAGGAGTGGATGTTTCCTACGTAGAACCCTCAAACCATTTCAAACGAGAAGTTGTAAGAATTGATGATCAAGAAGCTTTAAGAGATAGAAATCAAATAGAAAATATTAAACAAATTGATTTAGCGGGAGTGACACGTAGAAGCCAAGCTTCGCGTTATGGGCAGTATATGATTGCTTCTTCTAAATTTTTGCGTAGACAAGTTGAATTTGCAGCAGGAGCAGATGCTCTTAATTTAACTGTTGGAGATATTATCACAGTTGCTACTAAATCTCATGGATTAGCTTACGGATTTGGAGGTAAAGTAGCTGCAAACTCTTCAACTTCTGGTGATGCTAACATTTTGTTGGAACACTTTACAAGTCCTGCTCTTACTGCTAGCACTTTTACTGCTAATTCACAACCTTTAGCTGTCAGAGTAATTAAAATGGATTCTGATAGAGTGGATTACTACTTAGTTTCTAATAGTGCTTTTCAAACTCTTTCAACAAGCAATGCTGACTCAGGAATAGATTTAGTGGAAGTTAAAACCGTTGCTCGTTGGAATTATAACACTAAAGGGTTTGTTAGCGGAGGAGACTTCTTGGCTAATAATGTTCCTCAAAAAGGAGACTTGTGGACATTTGGAGAAGTTAATCCTGATAACTTTTATGATAACCAAAACGATAGATTGTTCAAAATAACTACCATTGGAAGAAATGAAGATGAAGAAATTACCATTACAGGGATTGAATATATTTCTAATGTGTATGTGGATTCAGACTCTTTAATTGCTTATGTACCTGTTAGATACGATGATACTGTTTCTAGTTTAACTCAACCTCCAGCACCAGAACTAAACTTAGAGGCTAGACCTAGAAGAATGGGTGATGGCTCCGTTACTCACGATCTTTTGGTAGATGTGTCAACTGACCAAACTGGATATCCTTTATTCTTACAAACTGAGGTAGAAATAGGTCGTCCAGATGCTATTTTTACTTCCTATCTCACTAACAATGCGTCTATAAGTCCTAAATTTATGACGGCTTCTAATACTGGGCCTTTAGCTAATGGAGAGGCTTCTATATTATCTGGTAAAAATGGCTTTAAAACTAATACTGGAGAGATTAGACTTCTTTGTGATGCTGTCAATAATCCAGATGTTACAGATACTTCAAATGGTAATGTTGTATTTAAAGTAGCGAGCCTACATCAAGTGCGAGACACTAACTTTATGAAACACGTTTTAGAGGTTAATGATGGAATTAGTTTTGATTCTGGTCTAAAAGGTTTTGATAAAGTTGCTTTTGATTTAAATCAACGATCTGCTTCTGTAGGAGGTTTTGGGTTTGTTGATCATGGCACAAGATTAGTTAATTTTACTGCAAACATAATTGGTAGTGTGTTAACTGAAGCAAATGGTAGTATTATAATTGAAAACGAGCACTCAGGTGAATCAACTCTATTTAACTCTTTGCCTACTCCTCCTTTTTTTGTTACAATTAATCAATTAGTGGACACTAGATTTTTTGATAATAGAGAAATGTATATTTCTGGAACGTCCTTTACAGAAATTCAATCTAATGTTATTACGGGTAACCTTGTTTCTGACACTAATTTTGTTCAACCGTTGGTAAGAGGTGCCCCTTTTAAAGAAGCTGTGAGAGTGTTCGTAGACGGGCTGCAAATACCTACCTCTGCTTGGAATTTCACTTCTTCAAGTAATGATTCTGTAACTATTACAGGATTAAGTGATGAAGTTGCTAGTAGGGTAGAAGCTGATTATTATACAGTTCCTACCGTTGAACAGGGAGATAATTTACAATTCTTTAGTGGAAATGTGTATAGCGTTGTAGATACAACTTATTCTACAGACAGTGCTTCTCACAACGTTGCATTAACTGCTAATAACATATACAGAGTAAAACTTGGATCAAAACTCTTAGCTAACACAAGAGGAACTACTGCTATTAATATTAGTACAGATCCTGTTGGAGAAACTAACAACGTTTTTGGTAGAGCTTTTACTTTTGATTACGATAGTAATTTATACCCTGGGAGTTTTAGTTTAGCTAATAACGCCGTTTATTCAATACAAACTCCTGCTGATTTTGAATCTATCGGACTTCCTGCAGATAGATTATTGAAAAATCAAGACCCAGGAATTTATGTGTTCAGAGCTAGAAACGTTAATACTGCTGCAAGAAAAAGTGCTCCTGCCACAGAAAGCATTTTAATTAACCAAGTTCCTATCCAAAAAGTAGAAAACTTAGAGATAACAGAGTCTTTATATATTGAACAAACTGTCGGAGCGGCTGTTAGAATTACCATAACTTACGATCATATTACAGAGCAAGAAGTTACAGATTATGAAATATCATATAAACTTGGAGGAGCTGCTGCTGATTTAACTAATTTCCAAACTGTAAAAGTTTCTGCACAAGGAGTTGATCCTGATGGTAAAATTAGATTTGCTATAAACAATGTAGATAGAGGTAGCACATCAGGAGTTAATAATGTAACTGTTAGAGTCACTCCTTTAAATGGTACAATCAGAGGAGTTACCTTAGAAAAAACTCAGTCAATTGCAGGAAAGACTGCTCCTCCACAAAATGTTACTAATTTTAGTGTGGCTCAAGTTGGAGAAGAAGTGCAATTTTCCTGGCAATATGTAACTAATGAAGATGGCTCTCTTTTTGACGCAGATTTACGAGATATTGTTATTAAACGTGTTGGCGGTACTGTAGCAGAAGCAGATTTTGCTAGCGCTTTTGTGACTGCTACAGAATATATTGTCGTTAGTTCTGGTTCAACAAAGAAATCAGCTCCAATTGACACTTTTGGAACTTTTACTTACTTAGCTAAAACTCGTGATACTAGCGGTAACTTGAGTTCTAGTGTTGTGGCTGTTACTTTTACTTCAACTAAACTTTCTTCTCTATTCTTGTTACAAGCATATAGTGAAGATGCTCCAGGCGGTAACGTGGTTGCAGGTATACCAAATGAGAATAGAGGGGAGTTTAACTTCCCAAGTTTTGCTAACTCTAACACTGGCGGGTTGACCTCTCATTTTGATGCCGGAGTAGGTGGGTCATTTAATTCTCACGTAGTGGACAATGCCAATGGGACCTCTACAGGGTATGCTGCTATTTCTGGATCACCTACTGATTTGTTAGCAGGCTCAGGAGCAGTGTATCAAACACAAGTAAGAGATATCGGGCAAGTTAAAACTGTCAGTTTCACTGCTAATATCGTTGGAACTGCTACTACTGCTACCACTTTTAACTCTTTACACACTAACATTGCTTTTGGAGTGGTTGAGCCGCAAGACGATCCAGATGATGCTCATATTTTACATGATACTGCTTTAGGAGGCGCACAAGGAATTGGAACTGTTTTAGGTTTTGCTAATAGTGAGGCTGCAACTGTAACATTTGATGAGATTAACAAAACTCTTGTGAGTGGAGGGTCATCAGGTAATGTGTTTGCAATTTGGAATGCTAGCGAAACAACAGACGGACAGCACGTAGACGATACCTCTAACGCTAACTCTTACGCACTAATCCATAGTGTTAAAAATGCCACTGCTATTCTTTTAGGGGAAGTGTTCCATGCTAACGGGGTATCTACTGGAACTAATTCATTTGCCAACTTGACAACCAAAGCCTCATCATATAAACTAGTAGATCTAAACCAGTTTTCTGACGCTTCTGTAGGATCAACTACTTTCTTAGGCGATTCTAGTGCTCTAGACGATAGTTTAATTGAAATTAGAACATCTGAGTCCGATCCATTTTTTGCTAATGGAAATGTTAATATCAGCACTTTTTCTGGTAATATCGGAGATAGATTTCAAAACTTTGCTGTAGGTGATAGAAGGGCTAGGTTCTTTCAATTTAAACATACGGTGACAAACTCAAAACCTCAAGAAGTTAATTATACTTTAGACAGATTTGACTATACTGTTGACACAGCTAGTAAAGAGTTTAGAACCAGAGTTACTTTCTTGGGTTCTAGTGATGCTGGCGGAAATACAGCGGTTGACTATACAAGCACGGACTTTTTTGACGCCCCTACATTTTCTGCTACAATCGTAAGTACAGCAAACGTGTCTGCGGTGCCTGTTTGTTTTGTGTTAGGGTCAACCAGAACTGGAGCGAATATCAATGTAATTTTCAGTTCAAACTCAGAACCAGCAGTAGGAACTGTTGTGGACTTAATAGCTTTAGGAGTATAAAAGGAGAATATCATGGCTATAGGAACTTCAAATACGTTTGTGCTTACAGCAGCATCTACTGCTTTATCTGCAGCCCGTGGACAGATAAACGGTAGCTTACAGGCTGTAGCACAAAATTTTTATTCTGACGCAAGACCTGTTGCAGCAAACTTTCAAGATGATGGAGGAAGTACTGTAGCATTTACAGATTCTAGAGCGTCAGGAATTTTGCATTACAATTCAAGCACTAAAGCTTTGTATGTTAACGTACCTACTGCTGACAAAAAAGGTGGAGAAGGACCTGGAGGTAATTTTACAAGGGTTGGTATTGGTGCGAGGTATGAAAACAATATTGTAGGAGCTACCGCTAATATTGGGTCGTATCAAATCGGAGAACTAATGATAAATTTAGATTCTTCTAATGTACGCCTCATGGTAAAAGGAGCTAATAGTGCTTCAAACTTTATAGATGTGGGCATACCTCCTACAAACGGATCAATTACTCCAGCTATGTTTGCAGATAGCGCGGTTACCACAGCAAAAATTAATGATAGAAATGTTAGTAATGTAAAAATAACCGCAGACTCTATTACAGTGCATGAATTGGACAATCATGTAGAAACTGGATTAGTACCTGCAGGAGTTATTTCCGCCTATGGAGGAACATCGGCACCCTCTGGTTACGTGCTATGTGACGGAAGTGCTATTGTGCGTACAGGAGTTAACGCTAACTTATTTGGAGTAGTAGGAACAGCTTTTGGAGTGGGAAATGGAAATAATACGTTTAACGTTCCTGATTTACGAGATAAATTAGTGCTCGGAAAAGGCGCAAATAATAGCACTTTAGGAACTCACACACATGCAATGTCGGCAAGTGCCACTAAAGCATCAGAGTCTACTTCAATTAGTGCGCACTCATTAACAACAGCAACCTTTTCGACAGGCGCTAAGGATGCTAGTGGTGCTACCGCTGTTACGGCTGTAGCAGCCCACTCAGCCATTACCCCCAACATGATATTTCCAACTGTTGTGGTTAATTTTATTATAAAACTTTAAGGAGAGAATTATGGAAATTATTAAATTTAATGCCTTTGACACTGAGGGAAAATTAGTGTATTGTAGTTATAGAAAATTTGAAAAAGGCGAAAAAGGAACTCAAATTGAGAGGAGTTTACCTTTTGATAAATTTATTGAATCCGAAACTAAGCTAGGGGAAATTTTAGAAGGTTCTTGTTATTCTGTGTATATGGAAGAAAAACCAGAAATGCAGATATATGAAAAGAAATTTTTAGATGATACTCCTAATACAGATTTAACTGAAGAGGAAAAAGACTACTTTAGAGATGTAGTTAAACGCGCTTGCGTTGACGAAGAATGGGACGAACTTCTTAAACCTCCTTCAGTAGACGAACAAGTTGAAGACTTCATTAAAGAATTTTTTGAAGATACCGAATCAGAAGAATTAGAACAAAAAGATTATTTAGAAGAGTTTTTTAAGGAACTAGAAGAAGACTCTGACAAGTAGGAGAAACTTTCATGGTTACAAAAGTTACTAGTACCGTAATGTCTGCTAATGCAATATCTGCAAATAATATTGCAGATAACGCTATTGTGTCTAGACACATTGGTGATGATGTTATTTTAGCTAGACATATAGAGGACAGTTTCATCCCAACTGGAACTACTACAGCGTTAAACAGTTTACATGCTAACGCTCTTACTGCTGTTGCTAATGTTAATACCGTACAATCTAATGTTAATACCGTACAAGCTAATGTTAATATCGTCCAAAATAACGTAGCTAGTATTACAGGGTCAACTACTACCTTTAGTGGCGATATATTCATAAACGAAGGTCGGTCTCTTGGTGTGTCTAATGTTACTCCTGAGACTACCTCTATAACCGTTGGAAGTCCCGCTAACGTTATTATTCAGTATGATACTACAGGTGGTGGCGGAGAGGGAGGCAACGTTCTTATTGGAAAGGGTGACGGTGATATAGACGGCTCTGCAACAGCTTTTAGACTAGATGTTAGAGGGTCAGCTAATGTAGAAACATTAGCAGCTTCAAACATCACACTTTCCCACGATAATAGTGTTATTATTCCAAATGATGGTAATATAGGTAGCGCTAGCTCTCTTGATGCTATGCAGATCAGTAGTGGCGGCATAGTTACTTTTAAAGACGATATTAAACTTAAGAATGACGGCACGATAGGTAGTGCTGGAAGCGCGGGGGCAATAACAATAGCTTCTGATGGTATTGTAACTTTTGTGGACGATATTAAAATTAAAAACGACGGCACAATTGGTAGTGCTGGGAGTGCAGGAGCAATAACAATCGCTTCTGACGGTGTTGTAACGTTTGTAGACGATATTAAGATTAAAGACGCTGGTACAATAGGTAGTGCTACAGCGCCTACAGCTATCGGAATCGCTTCAGACGGTGTTGTTACGTTTGTAGACGATATTAAGATTAAAGACAGCGGAACTGTGGGCAGTGCTACTACGCCCGGAGCAATCACTGTTGCTGGAGACGGAGCCATAACTCTTTCTGGTGATTTAACAGTTAGTGGTGATTTAACAGTTAGTGGTTCTTCTGTAGAACAAAACGTCACTAACTTAACGGTTGAAGATAGAATTATTCTAGCTGCCTCTGGGGCATCAGGAAGTCCTAGTTTAGATGCAGGACTTATGGTAAGTCGCGGTAATCAAAATAACGTATTTATTGGTTATGATGAATCGGTAAATAAAGTTGTTGTAGCTCACACAGCTTCTCCTCATACTAGCACTACTATTACTGCAACAAGCGCAGCTAATTTAGATGCGCTTGCGATTACTGCTTCAAACGTCACACTTTCTCACGATAATAGTGTTATTATTCCTAATGACGGTAATATAGGTAGTGCAGGTGCTCTCGATGCTATGCAAATTAATAGCGACGGTATTGTAACTTTTAAAGACGATATTAAGATTAAAGATGGGGGTACGATTGGTTCTGCAACCACTGCCGGAGCGATAACAATTGCTAGTGACGGTATTGTAACGTTTGTGGACGATATTAAAGTTAAGAATGATGGTACGATAGGCAGTGCCGGGTCCGCTGGGGCAATAACAATTGCTAGTGACGGTATTGTAACGTTTGTAGACGATATTAAAATTAAGAATGATGGTACGATAGGTAGCGCTGGAAGCGCTGGGGCAATAACAATCGCTAGTGACGGTATTGTAACGTTTGTAGACGATATTAAAATTAAAGACGCTGGTACAATTGGTAGTGCTACATCGCCTACAGCTATTGGAATCGCTTCAGACGGTGTTGTAACGTTTGTAGACGATATTAAAATAAAAGATGGAGGTACTATTGGTTCTGCTACCACTGCTGGAGCAGTAACGATTGATAGCTTGGGAGATATTGCTTTAGCCCGTGGTTTAGGTATAGCAGGTAACACTAATCCTGTCTCTTCTGCCCTTAGCCTTGGAACTCCAGCTAATGCAGTCATAA